AGCATTGGATATCACTTACATTAGGGCCAAGGCACTCTAGGATTTTTAGTAGCACTTGTCTTATGCACTATGCAGATATGTCAAAAGGTGAAATGCGTGTAAAAACACACATGGCAAAAGATTTTAAAACAATGAATGACTTAATCATGCATGGATGTAAATGGCAGACAGATCTAACATTCGATCTACAATCTACATACGAAAAAATGTTGTCCAGACCATGGTGGGGATCCAAAAGATTTCTTTGGCAAACTTACAATAAGTTAGGTCATTGTAATAATGCTTTGAATTTTGATCTGTATCTACGAGAACTATATAAAAGTACACTTGTAGAAGTAGTGAATGAAACAAGTGTTGCCGATGAAGAGACTGGTAACGAAGCACCAATTTTCATAACGGAGAAGTTTGTCAATAGTGTTTATGCTATGAACTTGCCTATTATTTGTAGTGCGAAAGGCACAGTACGGTTTTTAGAACAACTGGGTTTTGATATGTTTCGCTCTCACATAAATCATGACTATGATGATATAGAAGATCACGCAAAAAGAATACACCACGCCATAAAAGATAATCAAAAATTATTCAATGATTATAATTTTGCAAAGCAGGCCTGGGACGCTAATTATGAAGGCATGATACAAAATAAACTTTTACATAAAAGGTTGTCAAAAAAATATGAGTAACCATTACACTGTCAACATAACTTCATATATTTGGAACCATGGAAAATATAATAACAGTGACGAATACGTGAATGAAATCCTAAATGGAATTGATACAAGTGGAGACTTTGTTTTAGTAACAAATCTTTTATGGGAACATCATCTAATGAGGAGAATAGATCTATTTAAGAATATATTTGCCAGTTTAAATAAACGTAAAATTAAAAACATACTATTGGCTAATTCATATTTTAGAAAATACAATCTATCCGAAACACTAGACACAAAAGTTTATTACATTGATTATTTTCTATGGCGCACATACGACAAAATAGTTTTGCAGAAAAAATCCAAAACAAATGTAAAATGGAATAGTGAAGCAGATAAGTTTCTTTTGTTGACTGGTAAACCAAATAGGCCACATAGACTGCGCCTACTTTGGAAACTATCAAATTTTTTAAATAAAGCCATATGGTCGTTGCATGTGAATGATTCTATTAAAAATGAATGTAGAAAACTTATCCCTGAACTTGACAAAACACAGTTTGAAGATTTTATAACAAAAAACACCAATAATCCTGACAACATACAAGTTACATACCAAGAACAAAGCCTACATTATGGCGGAATCCCATATGATGAAAAAATATTCGCACAATCTCTTTTTAGGATAATATCAGAAACAAATTTTAATGAAAATGATAATCCTTGGATAACGGAAAAAACATGGCTAACAATACTGAATAAAGTTCCATTTATACTGGCAGGAGACCAAGGAAGCCTAGATAAATTAAAAAGTCTTGGATTCAAAACATTCGAAGAATATTTGCCAGTAAAAAACTATGACACGATAAATGGAAAAGAAGAAAAACTCCATGCAATAATTCAGAACTGTGAACACTGGCTTGAAAATATGATTGATAAAGAAAAAATTAATGCCGACGTCGAATACAATTACAAAAGACTCGTAGAATTAGCAAGTAATAACAAAACGTATTTAGAAAAAATATGTTCTGATTATCAGATTGACCAGTCAGAAGATATTTGTAGTACAAAAGATCTGATAACAAAATTTTGATATAAGTAACACTGGAAATTTCCAAAATTTTACCTTGCAAACAAACAAAAAATATCATATAATAAAAACATAACACAGGAGAAAACATGGCAGTAAGAAACTTTAATGAAGCAGAAAAACAAAAACTAATCCAAATAATTTCACAAGGCTCTCAAGTGCTGGGCGAAGTTGAAGATTTGAAATCGGGTCTTAAGGACACTGTGAAAGCAATCGCAGAAGAACTTGAATTAAAACCAGCATTGATCAATAAAGCGATATCAGTTGCACACAAAGGCAACTACCAAAACATCGCTGATGACATGGACACATTAGAAAGTATACTGAACACAGCCGGTAAACTTTAATGTTGAAACTACTCAAAGAATTTTGGGTAAACAGTTACAAATCAGATCCAACAGCATTTTATTTTGAGGTTGTATCAGTAGCATTTACCATAGTAGGAAGTTGCATCTTGACTTTCACGTCGCCACATCCTATAATGACAATAGTGTTTCCATTGTATTGGATAGGATCAAGCACGATGTTATACGCAGGTATAAGACGAAGACAGATATGGTTAAGCACATTGACAGCATGGTTTACAACCATGAACACAATAGGATTATATAAAGTTTTTATTGCATGAGTTACATAGACGCCCTATATAAAAAAGACGAAGATAAAATATACGTTGTAGAACGAGATCCAAAAAAAGGACGTGTGTTTGTAGAATATCCTGCAAGGTATGTGTTTTATTATCCTGATTCAAGAGGTAAACACAGGTCTATAACAGGTGAACCCTTGCAAAAAGTTCAATGCACAACATCAAAAGAATTCATCAAGGAGCAGAGGATAAGATCCAACAAGTCTCTTTATGAACAAGATATCAATCCGGTGTTTAGATGTTTGGAGGAGAATTATCTCGGTAAGGACACTCCAAAACTAAACGTGCTGTTTTTTGATATTGAGGTGGATTTTGATCCCGAAAGGGGTTATGCCACTACAGATGATCCGTTCATGCCCATTACTGCCATAAGTTGTTATATGGGTTGGACGGATCAACTGATTACTTTTGCTGTGCCTCCGAAAACTTTAAGCATGAAAGATGCTGAAATTCTCACACAACGTTTTCCGAATACACTTTTATTTGAAAAGGAAAAAGATATGCTTGACGCATTCTTGCAACTGGTTGAGGACGCTGATATCATATCAGGATGGAACTCCGAGGGATATGATATACCGTACACTGTGGGAAGAATACAAAAAACTATGAGTTCTGACGACACAAGGCGTTTGTGTTTCTGGGGAGAAAAACCAAAAAAGAGAGTATTTGAAAAATATGGCAAGGAACATTTAAGTTATGACTTAATTGGTAGGGTGCATTTGGACCTATTAGAACTTTATAGAAAGTACACATACGAAGAAAGACACAGTTTCAGACTTGATGCCATTGGTGACCATGAACTGGGTGAAAAGAAAACTGTGTATGAGGGATCACTTGACGCACTCTACAACAATGACTTTGCATTATTCATAGAATACAATAGACAAGACTGCAATCTACTTGCAAAACTTGAGAAAAAATTAAAATTTATAGAACTAGCCAACGAAATAGCACACCAAAACACAGTGTTGTTACAAACAACCATGGGTGCAGTGGCAGTGACGGAACAAGCAATAGTAAACGAAGCACACAGGCGTGGAATGATCGTGCCTGGCAGGAAATATCGAGACAAAGATGCGGAACCAGTAACGGCGGCCGGTGCATATGTGGCAACTCCAAAAAAAGGACTGCACAATTGGATAGGTTCAATCGATATAAATTCACTATATCCTAGTGTGATTAGAGCATTGAACATGGGTCCTGAAACAATAGTAGGACAAATACGCCCGGTGATTACATCCGCAGAAATAAACAGAGCCAGACATGCCAAGAAATCATTCGCGGCCGCTTGGGATAATCAGTTTGGCAGTTGGGAATATCAGGCAGTAATGGCAAAGGAACGTGGCACAGAGATTATTGTGGATTGGAGTGACGGAACTAGTGTGCGTATGAGTGCGGCACAACTATACGATGTGATATTTGAAGGAAACAACAAATGGATGATATCTGCAAACGGCACAATATTCACTTACGAACAAGAGGGCATTATTCCTGGTTTGTTAAAACGTTGGTACGCGGAAAGAAAAGAAATGCAACGTAAGATGCATGACGCCGGTAGTAATGAAATAGAAAGAGAATATTGGGACAAGAGACAACTTGTTAAAAAAATTAATCTAAACAGTTTGTATGGTGCAATATTGAATCCGGGGTGCAGGTTTTTTGACATGAGGATAGGACAGTCTGTCACATTGACTGGCAGATGCATTACTAAACACATGGGGGCAAAAGTCAATGAGATAGTAGGAGGCAAGTATGATCACACAGGAGAAAGCATTGTGTATGGGGACACTGACTCTGTGTACTTTTCAGCACACAAGACTCTGGCACAAGAAATAGACAACGGAAAAATACCATGGAGCAAGGAGAGTGTAATCGGACTCTATGATAAAATCGCCGACGAAGTGAATACTACTTTTTCAGGATTTATGAACAAAGCATTCCATTGTTTC